TACCCGCTTGTACCCGCTTGTACCCTGTACCCGGTCAAAATCCGATCCCCAGCTCATAAATTCCGGGCGCCTCCTCAACCATCTCGCCGCGCTCAAGCAGCTCAACAACGGCCCTGGCGAACGCCTGCTTCTTGGAGTTAGTGGACTCCAGCTCAGACAGATCATCAAACGCATGTCGCCACTCTGACCTAGCAACCAGCTTGGAATTGAGCACCTTGAAGGCCTCCCAAGCCACATTCGCATTGGTGCTCCTGAGCTTGCGCTTGGCGGTCTTCTCCGGCGCCCCGGCCTGCACCAGCACCGCACTGGTGACCGGCTCGCCGTCCTCGTCAAACCAACCCGGAATAATTACTTTCTCCAGCGTGGCATATAAAGTAGCCGCTAATTCGGCGTCCTTGCTCTTGCGCTGGATAATCTCCATCGGCGAGTCGCCCTTGGCCGGGACGATGCTGATCTCAATGTCCAGCGCGCCGCGCCAAGCGCTTGAGCCGCGAGCCCTGTGCTGGGTCTCTTCAGATACGCCAGTATGGTGGACTAATATGATCGTGCAATTGAATTCAGCCATTAACATGGCGCAGGCATCAAGCATCGCCTTGGCGTCCTGGGATGAATTCTCGTCGCCGGAATTGAAGCGGTGAAGAGTATCTATCGTGATGATGGCGGGCTTGATGGGCAGCGCCCGGATGTGCTCGGACACCTTGCGGTAGCCCTCTGGAGTATCTAGATCGCAGCCGCTTTTGCTGAGATACATATTAAGAGGCTGGCCATTACCATGGCGTTCCTTCCAGGCTGCGATCCGGCTGCGCAGACCATGGTGGCCCTCGCCCGCCAAGTAGACAATCGCGCCTGGCGTCACCCGGTTCCCAAACCAATCTTGCTGGCCCTGGGCCATCCGCAGGCACCAGTCAAGCGTCGCAAAAGTCTTGCCGCCGCCGCTGGGTCCGTGAACCATGATGAGCGCAGCCTGTTGAATCCAGCCCTTGACCATCCACCTGATCGGCGCTGGCTGGCGGGAGAACTCATCCGCTGGCATCAGCCAGTCGCTCACCGATGGCTCAAGCAATGCCGCCAGGTCATTGCCTGCCTGAACGTAATCATTGGCGTCCCCAGCCTGCGGCGGCATCACCGACCGAGCGCCATGCTTGGCGCTGGCCTGTTCTGCGTAGCGCTGGCCAACTCCACTTGCATCGTTGTCGGCCACAATCACCAAGTCCTGCTGTGCGCCAAACCGCTCCCGCAGTGCGCCGGTAACCGGCACCAGATTACTGGCGCTGTACGCCACGGCGCAAGCCTTGCCGGTGGCCTGGTGAATAGTGGCGGCAGTGGCGAAGCCCTCGGCAATGTAGATCGTGGCGGACGGCTCGCCCAACATCCAGAACTTCCCGCCAGTTGCGCCGCCTGGGTGGTAGCGCTTCTCGCCATCGGCTGCGATGTACTGCACGCTCGCTAGATCACCCTCGGCACCGTACAGCGGGACCATCAACCGCCCGTCGCCGGTGATCCTGGCGCCATTGGCGGCAATGCCCTTGCGTGCTAGATAAGGATGGTCCGCACTCGCCGCGCCGCCTGCTGTCCAGATGGCATCAACCGTACTGGCGGCAACCGCCTGGCTGCGCTCCTGCTCTGCCTCCCGCGCCGCCTTCGCCTCGGCCATGCGCCTGGTGTGCGCCATCTCCTCGGCGATGGTGAGCTTGCGCCCCATCTCCGCCTGCCAGGCCTGCTCGATGCCTGCCCGCCAACAGCCGAACCTGCCCGCCGGTACGCCATCACCGAAGGCAATGTACCAACCTGGCTTGCTGTGGCCTGGCGTGCCCTTGGTGCCAGAGTTGAACCTGTGCAGCTTGCCGTCTAGGTAGATGTTCTCTGGCGGCTCCAGGCCCGCCTCAATCATTGCCTCCCGTAGCTGCTCGTCTGGTGGCTCAATGCGCCTCGGCTCGGGAAGGGCATAGACGCCGCCGAAGATGCTAGTCAGGTCTGCCATTCGGCGCCTTCAGTAGATAGGTCGACAACCGCTGTATCGCGGTGATGCGTGGCCGCTTGCTGCGACCTCGCTGGAGGGCAAGAACGGTACTGTAGTGCAAGCCGGTGGCCGCTGCAACGACCCGAACCTTGCGGTCTTGCAGCCCGGCGATGATCTGCTCAATGGTCATCATAAAGCGTTCTCCTGAAAAAAGATTGGTGAAGATTGAAAAAAAGTGTACCACAAGTTGAAAAGGCATGGTACTATTCTTCTATGCACTGAACGGACTTCCCGACGAGTGCTGACCCGAAGGAAACGAAATGACCAAGACTTTGAACTGGAACACCATCCGCGCCATCGGCAAACAAGACAGCGCCGGGCGCTGGACACCGAGCGCCGAGGTGGCTGACTACTTTGCCCACATCCGCAGCCCCAGCCGCGCCTGGCCTAACAGCATGGCCAAAGCCGCGCAGACCGCTAAGTTTGCGAACTGGCTTGCTACCAACCGCCCCGAGATCGCTGCCAAACTTCTGGCGAACTGACATGGCCATCAACCTAAAAACCACCGCCTCCCTAGCGTCGAACGGCGCCAAGCTCCTTGTCTACGGCCAAGCAGGCGCAGGCAAGACCACCCTGGCGGCAACCTTGCCAGCGCCCATCATCTTGAGCGCCGAAGGCGGGCTCCTGAGCATTCAGGACGCGAACCTGCCCTACATTGAGGTGACCTCCATGGCCACCCTGATGGAGGCTTATTCCTGGCTGCGCGACAGCCACGAGGCCAAGGACTATCAATCGGTGGCGCTGGACAGCATCAGCGAAATCGCCGAGGTTGTCCTGAACGCCGAGAAGAAAAGCAACAAAGACCCACGCGCTGCCTACGGCGCCATGCAAGAGCAGATGGCGGACATCATCCGCGCCTTCCGCGACCTGGCGGGCCGCCACGTCTACATGTCGGCGAAGTTGGAGAAGACGCAGGACGAAATGGGCCGGGTGCTCTACTCGCCATCTATGCCGGGTAACAAGACTGGCCAAGCCCTGCCTTACTTTTTTGACGAGGTGCTGGCCCTACGGGTTGAGAAAGACGCAGAAGGCGTGACGCAGCGAGCGCTGATGTGCGACAGCGATGGGCTCTGGCTGGCGAAGGACCGCAGCGGCAAGCTCGGAGCCTGGGAAGCGCCAGACCTTTACCACATCATTTCGAAGATTGGCGGTGCCAAATGATTGAAATCTGGTTGGCTTGCAAAGAGGCCGAGCGCCTGGCCACCGAAGCACGGCGGCTGGCCGAGGATGCCATGCTGGCGCAGTTCAAGGTGGACAAGGACATGGAGGGCACCAAGACCTTCATGTCCACCGGCCATACGGTCAAGATTACTGGCCGCCTAAATCACAAGATTGACTCGGACAAGCTCCAAGCGATTGCCGCCGAGGCTGGCCTAGCCGAGCATTTAGGTTCTCTGTTCCGCTGGAAACCGGAAATCAATTCCTCGGCCTGGAAGTCAGCCGATGAATCCATCACGCGCCCGCTCCTGGGTGCGATCACCACCACGGCGGGTCGCCCGTCATTCTCAATCTCTAAGGAATAAACATCATGGCTACTCTCGGACAAGACTACATTGCAGCAGACCTCCCGATGGGCAAGAGCTTCGAGCCACTGCCCGCCGGTTGGTACACGGCAGCTATTACGCAGGCCACGGTGAAGGACACTAAGGCGGGCACTGGCCGGTACATTTCGCTGAAGTACGACATCACCGGCCCAACGCATCAAGGCCGCAGCATTTTCGGCAACCTCAACATCAGCAACCCGAACCCGAAGGCCGAGGAGATCGGGCGGCAACAACTGAACAGCCTGATGCGGGCCATCGGCCTGGCGAAGGTCAACGACACCGACCAGCTCATTGGCGGGCAACTCAAAATCAAGCTGGCGATCACCACCAGCGACCAGTACGGCGATGGCAACGACGTCAAGGACTTCGCCACCATCGCCGGCGGGGCAATGCCTGCGGCGGTCAAGCCTGCGGCACCAGTTGCTGGGGCGAAGGTTGCGCCGCCTTGGGCCAAGTGACATAGCAAACCCTGGCGTGACAGATAAATCTAGGAACCTGTCACGCTTTTACCTTACAAAACAAGGAGTTAGACCATGATTATCAAGTTGAGTGTGGAAGAAATTAAAGAAGCTATCCTTGAGTGGACAAACAACCGCATGGACTTTGACTTTCAGGAACACGGGTACAACACGGTGGAGTTCAAATATTCCACTCCCCGGGACGGCTGCGAGGTCTCTTGGGTTGAGCCTGTTGAGCCCGAGGCCGCCTAATGTCTGCAATCCCAATCCCCGACCCGGTGGCTGCGGCCATCGACGCCGCCCACGAACGCCAGGCCGAACTACCCAGGCCGCACCTTGGCGCCAGCCAACTTGGTCACGCCTGCGACAGGTGGCTCTGGCTGTCCTTTCGGTGGGCTGTGCGCGAGCCCTTCCCTGGCCGCATCCTGCGAGTATTCCGGCGAGGCCGGATGGAAGAAACCACCATCGTGGCGGATCTCAAGGCGATTGGGATTGACATTCACAGCACCGAAGGCGAGCAAAGCCGGGTGGACTTTGGCTCGCACATCTCCGGCAGCCTGGACGGCATCATCGAATCTGGCGTGCCGGGAGCCCCGAAGGCTCGGCACATCTTTGAGGCCAAGACGCATTCCAAGAAGTCTTTTGACGATCTGGTCAAGCAAGGCGTGGAGAAATCCAAACCGGTCCACGCCGCCCAGATGCAGGTCTACATGCACGGCACGAACATCGACCGAGCGCTCTACTTTGCAATCTGCAAAGACGATGACCGCATCTACACCGAGCGCTTGCATTACAGCCGCACCGAGGCCGAGCGCTTGATTTCTCGCGGGCACCGCATCGCACTGGCGGACAGAATGCCCGAGCCGCTCAGTAACAACCCGGCATGGTACGAGTGCAAGTTTTGCGCTGGGCATGATTTTTGCCATAGCAGCAAAAAGACCAAAGAGGTCAACTGCCGAACCTGCGCCCACAGCACGGCGGAGCCCTCCACGCCAGACAGCGATGCGCACTGGACATGCGCAAGATTTGACAACAGCGTGATCCCTATCGCCACGCAATACACCGGATGCGACAGCCATGTCTTGCATCCTGACCTAGTGCCCTGGCAGCGCCTGGATGGGCCGGATGCCTGGACGGCGGTCTATGTCATTGACGGGGTTGAGGTGGCAAATGGGGAGGGGGATGCGAATGTTTATGCTAGCCGGGAGTTGCTAAATGCTTCGTGACTACCAACAGCGCACCATCGACCAGCTCTACGCTTGGTTTGATCGCAACGCCACCGGCAATCCATGCCTGGTGCTGCCCACTGGTTCGGGCAAGAGCCACATCATTGCAGCGTTGTGTAAGCGAGTGCTTCAGGAATGGCCGGACAGCCAGATTCTGATGTTGACTCATGTCAAAGAATTGATAGAACAGAATGTGGAAAAGCTGCGCCAACACTGGCCCGATGTGCCGGTTGGCATCTACAGCGCCAGCATTGGCAAGAAGCAACTAGGCGAGCCGATCACTTTTGCCGGTATCCAGTCAGTGCGAAAGAAGGCCGCGCTGTTAGGGCACATTGACTTGGTGCTAGTGGACGAGTGCCACTTGATTGCCCACAAAGACCAAGGTGGCTATCGCTCGCTGTTGGCCGAGCTGCTGGCGATCAACCCACGCCTGCGAGTGGTGGGCCTGACCGCCACACCTTACCGCCTAGGCCACGGAATGATTACCGACGAGCCCGCCATCTTCCGCGAGCTCATTGAGCCCACCAACATCCTCGAACTGGTGCGCCTCGGCCACTTGGCGCCGCTACGCTCCAAGCACACTACCTCCCAGCTGGACACTAGCGGGGTTCACAAGCGCGGCGGGGAATACATTGAGGCCGAGCTACAGGCGGCAGTGGACACGGCAGACCAGAACAATTCTGTTGTGCGCGAGATCATCAAGCTGGCCGGGGACCGCAAGGCGTGGCTGGCCTTCTGCTCTGGCGTCCAGCACGCTTGGAACATATGCGACAAGCTCAACGAACTCGGCATCGTTGCGGACTGCATTACTGGAGTCACGTCGAAGCGTGAGCGGGAGCGCATCATCGGTGAATTCAAGGCGGGCCAAATCCGCTGCCTGACGAACGCCAATGTCTTGACCACCGGGTTTGATTACCCGGATATTGACCTGATCGCTATGTTGCGTCCCACCATGTCGCCAGGCCTTTACGTCCAGATGGCGGGCCGGGGTTTACGTCCCAAGAGCCACACCGATCACTGCCTGGTGCTGGACTTTGCTGCGGTGGTGGCAACCCACGGACCCATCACCCATGTCCGACCGCCCAACAAGAAGGGCGAGAAGGAAGGCGCAGCTCCGGTAAAGGTGTGCGACAACTGCCAAGAACTATGCGCCCTGGCGGCCCGTGTATGCCCTGCCTGCGGGCATCCGTTTCCCGAGCCTGAACCCAAAAAACTCAAGCTCCAGAACGACGACATCATGGGATTGGCGGGCAAAGAAATGTCGGTGACCGCCTGGCGCTGGCGCAAGCACGTCAGCCGCGCCAGCGGGCAAGCTATGTTGATGGTCACTTATTACGGTGCGTTGTCCGATGCGCCGGTGTCGGAATACATGCCGATCAACAATCCCGGCTATGCGGGCGAGAAGGCGCGGAGGACTGTGGCAGAGATCGCCTCGGGTGCCGATGTGATTGTGTCTGACCTCTACAACCCGCTGGATGTGGTGGCCGACATTCTTTCCTGCGGCGAGCCGCCAAACGTGATCGAGTTCAAGATGGACGGGAAATATCACCGTGTTTTGCAACGAAAATGGAAACTAGATGCGCCACAAACAGCCTGAGATCGTGACGATCTACTACAAGATGCTCGAGGCCGGCCCGCCCAAGTGCTGCCATAGCTGCGAAATGTATGGCACGGACGGCCTATGCGTGGAGTTTTTTAAGGAGCCGCCGGAGGACTTCGCCGCCACGCCGGATGCGTGCGACAAGTGGACCCTTGACGTTCCCTTCTGATGAAAACCGAACACGAAGAGCAGCGAGAGCTGGTGCAGTGGATTCGCCAGGCCTGCGGCGTGAGAGTCTTTGCAATCCCCAACGGTGGCCTGAGAGGCATCGCTGCCGCCGGACGCCTGAAGGCCGAGGGCGTCTCGCCTGGCGTGCCTGACCTGTTCGTCCCGGCCTGGCTGTTGTGGATCGAAATGAAGCGCGAGACCGGCGGCAGCGTCTCGTCAGAACAGCAGAGCTGGCACGACTACCTGCGCAACCTGGGACACCATGTGATTGTTGGGCGAGGCCAAGAAGATGCTAAGAAAAAGATGGCAAACCTAGGGTTTTTACCTAAAATTTGATGCTTTTTTTTGGTAATATTCTTCTACACCAACCCGCAACCGGACCGGAGCCAACATGAACCTTAAAAAACTTGACGAATGCCGCCAGGCCTTTACCGCTGCTGAAGCCGCAGCGTATGACAGTCTTGGGAATGTCATCAACGCCGCCGCCCTGCAAGACTTTAGCCGCGCGTCGGATGCGCTGGCAGATGCCAACTTCAACGCGCCAGCCAAAGCCGACGCCACCGGTCGCCAGTGGCGTTTAGCCGGCTTTGCGGCGCACGCCGAATTGTGGCGCGCCGATGATGCCGACCTCATGGCGCACGGTTGGGCGGTATGCCTGCCGGGCGATGAACCCGACCACGCTACGTGGTCGACCACGACTACCGAGGCGTGCGCCCGCCAGTGGTTTGCTCAACGTGTGCCTTTCTTTTGAACCACAACCCAGCCCGGCCAGCGCCGGGCACCAAGGAACCAACATGATTTCAGACACCCTCTTCGCCATAGCCCTAGGGCTAGCTGGCGCCACCTTTCTTTTTTTGGCGCTGTCATGAACGGCGCCCCACCCTGTCCGTTGGACAGCTTTGAATTCGTCTATGACATAGACGATGTAGAAGTGCCGCTGGTCTGCCACCTTGAGTACGAGGATGAATGCCTCGGCCATGGCGATCATCCCGATTACCCCAGCATGATGACGCTGTCTGCTGCCTACATCAAGGATGTGGACATTCTTGGCCTCCTGAGCCCCGACAAAATCGAGGCAATTGAGGATTTGGCTCTTAGTGAATACGAACGCAACAATGAACAGGATTACGAATGATTAGCTACCAAAAACACACCAAAGACAGCCTGGCACGCCGAGTCTTCTTTGACGAGCCAGCCAGCCCGCAACATCTGACGCCGAGGGCCGGTCACGTCCATCCCTGCCCGCCAGAACTTAAATGGGCGGCGCCGATGCCGAAGGAGGCAAAGAAGTGACCGAAGAAGACGACTACAAGGTATACCAAGAGATGTTCAGAGACAGCATCGTATGGGCGGTAGCAATCGTGGTGTCGTTTGCACTGTTTGCTTTGCTGGCGTGAGGTGCCCGGAATGCAACGCATCGACAGAAGTCTTGGCAACGCGCCATCAGTCCAACAACACAACCCGCAGGAGATACAAGTGTTACAACCTACATCGATTTTCGACGGAGGAACGACCCGCCGTTTTCCGAGGACGCTGGATGAAGCGTTTGGATGTGACGGCAATTGCATTACCCATTACCGCAACCGGTGGAGCTGGGTGAACCGCACCGTTGCGTTTGTGGGTTGGGTCTTAGTTTTAGCATGGGGAGCAACATTGTGGACTTGAAACAGCAGTTGATCCGCGAGGAAGGCGCCGAGTCCTGCGCCTACCAAGACAGCCTCGGGTACTGGACCATCGGCGTGGGCCGGCTGATCGACTCGCGCAAGGGCGGCGGGTTGTCCAACGAGGAGATCGACATGCTGCTGGACAACGACATCAAGCGCAACTACGAGGCGGTACTGGCTGCGCTGCCGTGGATGGAGAAGCTCAACGATGCCCGCCAGGCCGTGCTGATCGGCATGGCGTTTCAGATGGGCCTGAAGGGTTTGCTTCAGTTCAAACGCACCCTTGGCAGCATCGAGGACGGCCACTACAGCGAGGCCGCGGCAGAGATGATGGACAGCGCCTGGGCCAAGCAAACCTTTGGTCGGGCGGACCGTATGGCCAAACAGATGGAGACCGGCGAATGGCAATAGATCCACTGACCGCAGGCGTCGAACTGGCGCAGACCGTCATCACCCGAATCTGGCCTGACAAATCAGCAGCCGAGGCGGCGCAGCTTGCCGCTCAGGTCGCCATCGTGCAGGGCCAGCTTGATGTGAACCGCGCCGAGGCGTCCAGCCCTAGCGCGTTCACCAGCGGCTGGCGCCCAGCGATCGGCTGGGTTTGCGCTTCGGCGTTGGCGTGTCAGTACATTGCTCGGCCTTTGCTCCAATGGTATGGGACGATGGCGGGGCACCAGTGGCCTACGCTGCCTGGCATCGATGACAACCTGTGGCAGTTGATGCTGGGGATGTTGGGGCTTGGTGGCTTGAGGACGTTTGAGAAAACGAAGGGAGTTGCGTCGTGAATGATGACCTCAAGGAGAAGAACACATGACTGAGACCGAAAGAAACTTAGACCTTTTGCTGGGCGATGCCCTAGCAGAGAACGAGAGCCTCAAGCGCGAAATCAAAGCGCTGGAAATGGTCAACATGCAACTGCTATTGGCGGTTCACGAAACCGGAACCTTGAGAGTGCGCGATGCGCAGCACAACGGGAAGCCAAATGACTGACAACGTAAACAACCCACCGCACTTCTTATGAGACCCACCAAAGCCGCAATTGACGCCATCAGGGACGCCTACATGGCCGACGTCCTGACGATCAGAGCGCACATCCTGGCGCTCAATGATCCGCATCTGGAGGATGCCTGGGCAGGCATCGAAACGTTTGCCGCCGTGGCGCTGCGGGTGATGGCGAAAACCAACCCGTCTAAGCTCAAAAGCGAGATGGTGACTGTGGGGATCTCGGCGCTGCTATGAAAATTGCTCCGATATCACTCAAGTTGGCGCAGGAGTATGTGCGCAAGCATCACCGGCACAACAAGCCCCCAATTGGCCACAAGTTCAGTGTTGGCTTGTTTGTTGATGGCGCTCTTGTGGGCACGGCAACTGCTGGCCGTCCAGTGGCGCGGATGTTGGATGATGGGCTGACGTTAGAGGTGACGCGCACTTGCACCGATGGGACGCGCAACGCCAACTCAAAACTGTATGGCGCTATCTGCCGCGCAGCTACTGCGCTCGGCTATGCGAAGTGCGTGACGTACACACAACACGATGAGTCTGGCGCGTCGTTGCGTGGCGCTGGATGGGCCGTTGCTGCGCAACTTCCGGCCCGAAAGGGTTGGGATGCGCCAAGCCGGAAACGCTCCAACATAGGGTCGGCTGATGTTGCGCGTATCCGCTGGGAGCGGGTGCTATGACTTGTCGGCCTTGCCGTCAAGCCGATCAAAGATTTTGCCTAGCATGTCTTTGATCTCGCGCATGTCGGCCCGGTAATCATCGCGGGCGACATAGGTGCGCGGCAGGTCTTCCCGCAGTTTGGCTAGGTCGGCCTTCAACTCCTTGACCGCTGACCACAGCTCTCTTGCGAACCATCCGGTAACGGCACAAGAGACGCCAAGGCCTATGTCGATCAGGTGTTGCGAATCCATCAGATCATCCTCGCAAGAAACGGAACGGCGCCGCCAGCGCAGGTCGCCAGGGCGTCAAGCCATTCTACTCCGTGCGTTGGCGTTGAGCCTTCTCTGATAGCGCGTTGGTTAAAGATCCAATCGATTGCCTCTTTGCCCACTGCTGCCAGCACCACCAAGCCGTAGGCAGCATCAGCGTGCCGGAAGGCAGCAAGCGCGGCCAAGAAAATTAACGAACCATAGAAAAAGTGGTTGGCCTTATCTTGGGGTAGGGATGGGATCATGGCGGCGGCTGGGTGTAGTTGATGAACTCGTTAATCTTGGTGGTTTTCTTGGCGGCCTGGCGCTTGCCATAAATATGCTTGGCCACCATTGCCACAGGCACAGGAATTCCGGTCGTTGCCGCTTGTACACCCATTTCTGTCATTGCCGCCAGCATGGTAGACGCCGTGCCAGATGGATTGGTTGTCCCCTGTGGGACAGTCAGCACATCCTTGGCCACATCATTGATTGTGCGGTACTTGTCCGCTAGCTCTTTGCCAAAAATGTAGTCCAGCTTTCCGCTGCGGTCCAGATCGGTGACGATGGAATTCAGCTTGTGCGAGCTGACGTAGGGCAGACCATTGATATCCTTGGTGACGCTCTTGGTTGCCTCGTCGCGGATCTTCTGCGCCACGAACCCGCGCAGCTCGTTGACCATCTGCTGGCCCTCGGGGCCTGCTTTGTTCAGCGAGGTAAACAGCTGCTCCACATCCGAGCGCGGACCTTTGAGCATGGATTTTTCGACCAAATCCTCAATGGCGACCGCCCGCTGAGTTTTGCCAGGCTTCATCGCCAGGATGTTTTTGATGACCGGCGTGTTCTCAAACTCGCGCATGTAATCGGCATTGAGCTTACGAGCCTGCTGGTACAGCGGACCACCCTTGCCCTCGGTGGCCTTGTCAATCATCTTGATGACCTGGCGCCCGTAGTACGCATTCGGCGCTGAGTCTTGCGCCAGCGTGCCGGTCATTTTTCGGATTTCCTCAAGGTCATTGACCGAAATGGTGGTCTTGCCCTCGGTCAGGCTTTTGAGCTTGGCTTCTACGCTCTTGAGGACTGGCGCATTGATAGCCTCGGCTTGGTGGTCTTTGAGGTAGTTGCGAAAGACCGCCACATCCACCGGCTCGGCCATTTGCCCAGCCGCTCGAGCGGCGTCGTATGCTGGGGCAATTGCGCCCTTGATGCTTGCTTGGTATGGAGACACCACATCGGTGAGAGCCTTACCTAGCTCACCAGGTCCAACGCCAGTTAGCTCGGCGCCAGTCTTGTTGATGTGAATGTCCAAGTTGTTGATGAGCTTGGCATTGTCGCTGGCGTACTTTTCCTGCAACGCCTGGCCGAATACCGGGTCTTTTGCCGTCTCGCGAGCAAAACGAACATCCGCCGGATTGCGGGTTGCCTGGTCTTTGGACAAGGCGATCGGATCGTATAGTTGCTGCGCCTGCGCAACCCGCCCGGTCTCGGTATCAACTGCAGCAGCGCCAACCGACTGGCGACCGCCAGGTTGTGCAGCCGGGGCAGCCGCCATTGCGGGAGTGGCCGCAGGAGCAGCAGCAACGCCGCCAGCCCTCTGTGCCCGGATGGCATCCGAGGTGGCTTCAATTTTGTTCTGAAACTGAGTACGCAGCGCCTCGGCGGTGGCCGAGAAATCTTGTGCAACTGCGCCGCCGGTCTTGGCCGCTTTGGCGGCTGCCTTGGCGCCAGCGCCGAGTGCCTTGGCGGCAGGCCCGACAGCACCAATTGCGTTCAGCGGGTTAAGCAAGATTTCGGACGCCGTGGCAATTGCAGGAGATCCAGTCTTCTCCAACGCATATTGCCCGATGGCTTCGGCGGGAATATTGAGCTTGCCCATGGCCTCGGCGGTAACCTTGAGGTATTTCTGACCTTCTGGCGTGCTGGGTTGCAACTTCTCGGTCAAGAATTTATGAGTTTCCTCAACCGCCTTGGCCGCCTTGGCCGGGTCTTGCGTGGTCGCCAGTTCGTACAAGCCGCGCAAGCCCGCCGGGATTTGCGCCAGCAAGCCGCCACCGATGGCGCCAGTGGCCTCCAGGCCGCCCGCAATGCTGCCAAGGGTGGATTCTGTCAGGGCGCCAATTTTGCTTTTTGGTGCGGCTGGTGCAGCGGCTACTGGAGCGGCAGCGGGTGCCGGGGCTGGGGCTTGGGGCTGGGCACTCGAGGTTGCTGGAGTTCCAAGAATTAATTGTCCAAGATCGTCAGCTGGAGCGGATGGCGTTTGTTGCATTGGCGCCATGGACTTTGCCGCCGGAGTAGCGCCGCCAAGCTCTTTTTGTGCCTCTGTAATGTACTGCTGCGTCCTTGTGTGCAGCGGACTTCCTGGCACGGCATCGCGTAGGGTTGATTGCAGCCTCTCAATCTCTCCCGCTAGGTCTGCCTGTCCTAATGCTTTTTGTGGCGTCACAGGGCCGGATGCGGCCTTTGGGCGAACCGCCGCTGGCGCTGCCGCTGGTCGCTCGCCAAGTATAAGCTGCCCAAGTTCATCCATTACAAACCCCCGGTGCTAACCATTTTTTGCACGTTCTGATATTTATTAAAGAATTCTTTTCTTTTATTCATATCAGAACCAAGCAATGTATCAATTTGTTTTTTTCTTTCGGCAGGATCAGAAACTTCATTATAAATATTTATCGCCTCAAATACTTTAGAATCAGCATTTTTAGACCAGTCTTGCTTAAACTTGTTCATATTGTTATCGCCAAATTGCTGCTTAAATCTTTGTGCGGCAGTGGCTTGCATATCAATATTGGTCAGGTCGGCTTTATTTCTGCGGACAATTTTTATCAAAACATCTGGCGGGTATGTTTCATCGCCATTTGCATACTTCTGTAGGCTTTGACCGGCAACAGTATCCATTGATCCGCCAAGAGCCTTCAGATTTTTAATTTGCACATCGGCAAGGTCTTTGCTCAATTCTAGGTAAGTTGGATCACCTGCCCATCCTGATATTTTTCTTCTAATTGCTCCCGCCACCCCGGAGGTTGGCAGAAAACCTTGTTCCAATTCTTTTGCTTTTGCTTCAACTTCATTCATGCTGCGCTTGGCCGAAGTCATTTCTGACTGCCTAGCAATCAATCCTTCGCGGTACGTTTGGCCTTTTGTGGCGTCTGCCAACTCGCTTGGCTCGGGTATGTATTGCTGGCCGGCGCTTCTGATCGGATACGGCAAAAAAGCGCCAGTCATTTGATTTGCAGTGACGCCACCGGCTTGCGGTGCTGGGGCTGCCGATGTATTGACTCCGCCTGCAATTCCGACTGTGGCCTCTTGCGTTCCTCCAGCGCCTGGAGTAATTTTTACAGTTCTTCCTTCTGGCGTGACTTGGGTAGTTGTTTGATAAGTACCAATTCGGCCAGCTTCACTCAATCCTGCGTTGTGCTTTTCAATTAAAAATGCACGCAATTTTGCAGGGTTATTTGCAGCCTCAAGATATGGTTGAATTAGTTTATCGGCTTCATCAGGTTTAAGACCTGATGTTTGCGCTTGTTGCAAACCCCAATTTTTTACAATATCTTTTAACGCATTGGGGTCAACTGGTTTGCCAGCCGCCGCATCTATTACTTCTGGCCTGTTAATAATTCCAATATACCCATTAGATATTTGATTGGCTTTGGCTATTTTTAATGCAAATTGTGCCGCCTCAGCGCCAGTTGCCGCCTGTTCGGCTTGGCTTCCGGCCTGAGCAATCCTCGGCGCCTCAGTGCCAGTAGCAACACGAGACTCGGCACCAATCCGCGCCAACTCCAGCGGATTGACAGCCGCAGCCTGCTCCACCTGCATCTGCTTGGCCCGCAACTCCAGCGGGTTCATTTGTTGCTCTTGCTGGTACGCCTGCGCTCCACGCGCCATGGTGAGCATGTCCGCTAGGGACGATTGCCGAGCGGGCTGGACTTGCGGGACGGTGAAAGCGTAATCGGGCATGGTTTAGCCTCCTGGCGGAATGTAAGCGGATGGGTTGTTCATGCCAGCACCGCCGCCGCCAGGCACGCTGCCAAACCCGCCGCCGTATTGGTAGGTGTTTGGCACAACTCCAGCGCCACCTTGAGGGTTCATCAGACTAGCCAAATAGCCCGCATTCCCAATGCCCTGCAACCCGCCCGCCATTGCATTGGCCGCACCAACCGCGCCACCCGCTTGTGCCCCAGCTGCGCCGACACCAAGCTGGCCCATGGCGTTGGTGGCATTGGTGCCTGCCGCATTGGTTGCCGATTGCCCGGTCTGGCCAATGCCAGCAATCCCGGCGAGCCGGTTGTAGATGTTGGTCTGCTGGTTCTGGAAGTTATTGAAAGCGTTCTGGTACGCATTGCTGGCGTAGTCCTCGGCGAACTTGGTGCCAGCCCGGTTGATGTTGCTGCCGCCGCCGCCGACATTCATGGCTTGATTCTGAGCGCCAAGGCCTTGTTGCAGCATGAACTGATAGTTGGGCGCTAGGCTGCTCTTGAGCTGCTCAGGGCCAAACTGCTGAGTAAGGTAGCCGGTTCCTTGGGTCGTGCCGGTCACATTGCCTTGGGCGTCGTACTGCTGTTGCTGGCCTGGCAGCATCCCGGCAATTTGACTCAGCGCCGAATAGCCTGCGCCTCGATACGGCGCCTGTTGGGCGTTGATGCGATCTAGGTTGGCCTGCTGCTGGGCTGCTGCTGCTGCTGCGGCCTGAGACTGGAGATCAGCGCCATAACGTGCTGCGTCTGCTTGGTTGCTTGATCCAACTAAACCTAGCAGGGCTGACCCGCCAATTGCTGCTGCTACCCAAGTCATTTCAAAACCCCCATCTTCAATTTGTTACTGGCGTCAAACAGGGCTAAGTCATTCGGCTCAATCAGCTCTGCCTCGATCTCGTCCAAATCGGTCTTGTCGGTGCGGTGGATTGTGATCCCGATAGCATCGGTGATCGCCATCGTCACCCGTTTGGTGCCTGGCAGCGATTGGATGACGTCCCCGGCATGCATGTGGCGCATCCCTGTTTCGCTCCATGCCATTATTTCGCCTTTGGCGCACAAGAACAGGTGCGGTTTCAGATGAGTCTTGCCGACAATGATCGTCCCAGCCGCCCGCACCACCTTGCGGCAATACATGCCTTCAGAAAAGTAGTGCTCCGTCTCAAGCTCAACTTGAGGCATGGCGAGCATTTCTGTCTCAAGCCGCTGGATCTGCTCCAGCGTCGGCGGCTCGGGGCGGTCGGTAAGCTCTAGCATTTCCACTTCTTCAGCGCCAGCGCCTTGCGGGTAGGCTCGCCCTTGGCGTCCTTCATCGGACCCTGCACGCCGCCCATACGAGCGCAAAACGAGTCTTTGCGCGGGCCACCCTCGGGCTGCGGCGGCTTCAGGCCAGGCTTGCCGGGGTTGGCCTTGTTGTACGAGGCGCGGCCCTTGGCGTTCAAGCCGCCCTCGGGGTTCTTGCCTTCGGCTCTTTGCCAAGCAGGGGTTTTCATGCTTACACCGAGGTGATGGTCTGCCAGGCCGAGCCAGAGTAGACGCAGAGCTTGGCAAGTGTTGTGTCGAAGATCACCAGACCAGCTCCAGGCGCGCTAATAGCGTTCTTTTGCGTGGTGGTCATGTTGGGAAACTTTACGCCTTGGGTGGTTG